ACTCATCCTTCGTGCCGCCACGTTCGGACACTATCGCATCGATCAACGGAGTCTGTGCGAGTTGATTTGTTTGATATGCCTTTGCTTCGGTCAACTGCTGATCCCAGGATTTGATCTCGTCCTCGGTATAGCCTGCTTTTATCGCTGCTATCTCAGCCTCAAAAACCGCGTTAATTTCTTTAATCGCTCGCTGCTTTGCTCTTTCAGCTTCACCAGCCTGCCATTCAGATTCGCGCGCAGTTTTTTCTGCAATCTCGGCATCGGATAAAGGCACTCGGATTCCGTTAAGTAATTTGGTTTCCATCTCATTATCTCCTGACGCCGTAAACTGAAATATTTCCAGACTCAATATCGCCCGATGAATAATAAAATTTTATTGCATCTATTGCAGCGGCTGTTCGGATATTGTATTCAGGATATGGTTCTGGGTCTGCATTTCCTTGATTATCGACAACCATTGTGTTAATTAGCGCAGCTTTATATTGCGTTGATGAAGTAACGCCCATTAACGTCATGTTACCGCTTACGCCATTTTCACTCGCGGAAGATCCAACGCTAAACCCAATAATTAAGGCTCCAAGGTTTGAAGATCCCGAATAATACCCGGTTGTTACATAAGTCGATCCATTATCTGTTGAAACTTGCGAGTAAAAACCCGCAGAATCACTTGATGGTACTACATTTATAAATCTGAAAATGTACTCATCATAAGTACCGTCAAGAATAGTATTGTCGAACTCGATGGTTGCATCGTTTGACGCTGTCACGGATGTTAGCAAAACCGTTCCAGATACATCAGCAACAGCACTCCATGCCGAGCCGGTATAAACCTTCATCGCATTTGCAACCGTGTTGAAGTAAAGCGCTCCAGTTAGCAAAGCGTCACCATCATTATCAAGCGCTGGGTCAGATGACTTTGCACCCAAGTACCGATCATCAAAGCTATCGTATAATGATGTTACGCTTGCAATGTCGGTATTCATCTCGCCGATGGACGTGTTCAGTTCGCTCTGCATCGTCACAAGAGCTGCAAGAAAAGCGTCTGCTCTGCTGATAAAAGTAGCCGGAGTATCAGTCCTGGCCGGAGCCGTTGGCAATGTGCTGATGGTAGAAATAGTCATGTTACACCAGTCCTTCTATGTCAAGAGAGCAGGTCGATGTCGTAGGATTGCTGAGTATTACGTCAAACTGCCGATAGTAGCCATAAACGATAGCGCCAGGATTGTTGTCTTGTGCAATCCATACAACAGGAGTCGTTCTAATATCGGTCAGAGTGCGATTGATGCGCGGGAATTGATCAGTGTCTATGATTACGTCAATGTCCATCTTGTTTGTATACGGGCCTGGGGTGATCGTTACCCGGCCATTCGCATCGGTAGTCTTTGTCGAATAATCCAGAATAGAAAAGCCAGCGCCGTGCTGAGAATATCCCAAATCAGCATACTGTCCCATGACCAGCGCACCGCATTTTGCTGTGCCAGTCTCTGTGAAAGTTACAGTGATATCAGTACCAGAATACGGTGGCATGCCTGTAACAGCCAGTCGATCATTGCGGATAATCGGCTCAAAAAAGTAAGCGTACCAGTCCTGGATGCCGGAGTCCGATATCAAGCTGAAAGTTTGGTTGTAGACTTCGCCGTCTGTTGGATCATCAACAACAATCGTAATGCTTGCAGCGTATACATTGATAAACGCCATCGAGTTGACAACAGCAGACGGTTGTAAAACTACTTCTATCCCGCCAGATCGTTCTGTCTGATCCTGCACGATTGAATCGAACATCTTCCAGGCGTTGGTGCTGGAAACCTCAAGCCAATATGTGCCGTCGTCAATAGTCGGATCATTGCCGGTATTCGAGCCTTGCTGGCTTTCATAAATCTTGTGAGTGGCAGTCGCAGCGCCGCCACCAGTACCTGTAACCATCACAAGCGCAGCATCAGCATATGTCGTGCCGCTGGCCCACTCGGCTTCATCAGCCTCAGTAACGTCAGTTGATTGCAGAATGGAATCTGTAATTGCTTCGGGTCTGATTATCTTCATCACGCCCTCGTCGGCGGCAAGCCGTCCTTATCCCATCGGTCATTGATGCGATACAGCCGCTGCGTATTACGTGCCACTGCAATCATGACCTCCTGCATCGACTGGCGCAGAGTGGCCATATCAGACGACATACGGTCAGCCGACGCGGTCTGTTGCGCGGTCAATACTCTCTCGCCTGCGTGCAGCTCTGCAATGTACCCGTCATATGGGACACTGCTTAACCCATCCCGATGGCTCGGCAGCTGATACCCAACCATGTCGGCCACCGCTCTGATCATCGACTCGGAATCGCCTGCGCGGATCGCGGCCATCTTGGCATCCGGGTTATCCACCGGAATATTGTTGATCCACTGCTTTGTGAAATTATTCAACTGATCTTCCAGCGGAATGCCTTTCTTGCCACCATCCTCGTGCGCCAGGCCGAAAAACAGACCAGTGCCCAGGCCTTTCTCGTTGTAACCAGAGAACATCTTGCTGTTGTAGTTGACATTGATTCCAGCGCTTTCAACGATGTCCGTCAGCAGACCGTCGACCGCTCGGAAAGCATCAATTACCGCTGTGGCTTGCTCGACAGTAGTGCGGCGATTAAAGCCGATTGGTTGCAGTCCTGATGCGAATGGCGCGACATCAAATCGCCTATCCTTTCTCAGCCCGCCTGGAATATCGCTCAGCATCAATCCTGCATTGTGAGAATAAGTGCCGCTCTTATCCATTAATGCAGCGATTGTGCCAAGCCCGGCGAGCGCCCAGCCCCAACCGGGAATTGCGCCTATCAATTTGCTGACACCACCAATAACCGCTTTTCCTGCTCCTGCAATCCCGCTAACAATCCCGCCACCAGCACCAGCAGCAGACATACCAGCGGCAGTTGCAGCAGTCGGAGGCCCAGCAATTGTTGCACTCGCGCCGACAGCAGAACCAGTCAACCCACCAATAAATTGGGAACCGGCAGATGCTATTCCGGCGAGACCGCCTCCAGCTGCGCTGCTTATAGCGCTACTGACCGCTCCACCAGCACCTGCACCAGCTCCACCAGTTGCGCCGCCTAAATTTAAAGCGTCACCAATTAAATTCATAACCCCGCTGCTGGCCCAATTAGCCACAATCTGAATCAGCGTATTTTTCCAGCTTTCAAGCAAGTTATCAAAAGCAGACTTCCCGTTGTTGAACAGGTCAACAAAAAAGCCGCTAATGTTCTGGTGCATTTCTTTGTAGCGTCGCTCTTTTTCTTGCGCTGCTTCGACACCAGCACGTTCAAGCTCTTTTGCTTTGTCGGCGGCATCTTCATAAGCCTGGCGTTCATTGAATACTTCAGTCGTTGTTTTTGCGATCGCCTGACCAAGCTCGCTATTAGCATCAACTCCAGCACGTCGCAGGTTGTTGTTAATCTCAAGCTGCAAATCACTTAGTCCCAGCTCGTCTCGTTCTCTCAACAATTCGGCCAATAGTTCGGCAGTTTTCGTTGTTGCCTTGTCTGCCTCTGTCGCAATATCTTGCAAGCCATCGGCAACATTGCTTGCGCCGATAGATACCTCATCCGCAATGGCTGGGAATTGCTCCAAAACGTCATTAGATGCCTGGCTCGCGTCGACTTGCTCGTAAGTCGTTGTCTTTAGGTCAACCATCTCCCGGCGAAGTGCCAGAATATTACTTTCGGTCTCTGCAACCGCGCCAGCGAATACTTGATTTTCTGCGCGACCAGCACGCAATGCCTCAATCGTATCGTCGAACGTCGAATTAAAAGTACTGATTGCATCCAGCGGATCTGCTGCTGCGGCTTTGATCGCTGTCCATGTCGCCACCGCGTTATCCTGGACGTCAGTAAACAGATCAGAAATTGCCGTCAACGCCGGAGCAAAAGCCTGCATCAAAAACAGCTTCAACTGGTTCCACTTGATCTCGATCTCAAGCGCGGCAGCACGCGCGTAATAGCTTATGTCATCCCAATTGCGGATGATCAAAACAGCCGCTGCGGCCAGAGCAGCAGCAATACCTGCCGGAGTGGTCATAAATGCCATCATTGCCGCACTAGCAGTAGCAAGAGCAGACAAAAAAGCAGGCCCGAATGCAACCAAAAGCGCAGCACCAACAGCAGCAGCACCAGCGGCTAGTATTTCAAGATTGTCAGTCAAGAAAACAATTGCAGCAGATGCGGCAGTCACGGAGGCTGTAAAAATACTCAATCCACCTTTATTTGCTAATGCGATGAAAAGCGATGTCACGTCTCCTTTTAAATTACTTAGTAATCCCGGCAAGCGCTTCATCTGATTTTCCATTGCGCCAGCAAAATTGACATCGCCGATGTTTCTCAGGTATTGGGTGATTTCCTCTGCATTCTTTCCGACTGTCGTTGAAACTTCCTGAAAAGTGAAAGTTACTGTATCAGCCTGCTGTTTTGCTCTTATTCCGAATTGCTTCAGCCGCTCGAATTCCATCGTGGACGCATCAGCGACAGCTTCGATCATCTGCTCCAGGCTTGTCCCCAGAGCGGCAGCGGTGTTGCCGTAGGAAGTCATCGCCTTTTCGGACGGGTCAAGGCCGAGATTCTTCAGCCTTATAAAAGCGCCAATCGATTCCTCTATTGTAAATGGAGTGGTTGATGCAAATTTAATCAATTCATCGAACTTGCTATTTGCAGCATCAATTGATCCTGTTGCAGTGACCAGTGCGCCTTTGAAGCCTTCGATGTCTGTAATCGTGCTGGCGAATGACTTGCCAAGTGCCGCAACGCCCAGCGCAGCCATTACCGAACCGACACCAGCAATTACAGTCTTCAACCCAGAAAATGAATTCTTCATTCCTGTGGTCGATTGTTTTACTTGGCCCTCTACATTTTTGCCAGTATGACCAATGGCCGCAATATCGTCATTAGCCGCTCTGACTTCGCGAGTATCGACTTTAATTTGTATGGTTGCCAGATCCATGTCGATCCTTTATCACGATGCTGCGCAGTGCAGACTTGATATCTTGTGAGATTCTTTCTTTTTCCTTTTCACTTCTATACGGCGCAGCACAATCAACGTTATCGTATTTTACCACACCGTTGGCATAGACTGCCGACAGCCGCTTGATAGTCTCTGCTTCCCATGATGTTAGTTCAGTCTTGGTGCTGATCATAAAGCTGTTCAGTTCCTGCCAGGTTATCCCATAGACGCCGGAACCACTGCTCATCGCTACACCTATCCTGCTCAGCAGGCTTATCAGATAGCCAAACGGCTCCACATCTGGAAACCGCTCGGCTATCTCTTCTGATTGCAGGTGAGTCTGCCTGGACTGCTTTTGATCTTTTGCTCGCGTGTTCATCCATGCCCATTGCTCGACATAGCTGAACAGCAGAGCCTCTATCCTAAAAAATAGTTGGCTCGATCAGCCGCTGCCTCTATCAACTGCTCCGCTATCCATGCACGCTGCTCGTAAAGCATCAGCGCATTTTCTCTAGTGCACTTCAGCGATTCGCCCTCGTACTGGATATTATCCGACCATTTAGTTGTACACTCTGCCAATATTTCATACAGAGCAGACTCCAGAACAGCGCTCGGAACTTTGCGATCTTTGTACCTGTTTGCATTGCGAGTGTTGATTCGCTTTGCTACAGATTGCCAGGTCGCGCTGTCTTTACCCAGTACAGTGATCACCAGGTTGTCGCCGTTTTCGTCGGTCAGATAATCGCCGGTTGCAGGATGTTGAAGCCTGACTTCAATGCCTTCATCGGCGGCGGATTGCAGGTCGATATTAGCTAAGTCCATATATCACCTTTAGGCAGCGACGTTGACAGGTGCAGTCGTCAGCTCCAGCGTAACACTGTCTGACTTGATGCTGTCCACGTTGCCAGGATTGATTTGATAACCCATCACCAGGCCGGTGAAGTAATCATCTTCGCCGTCAGGATAGGTAATCTTGATGCTGATTTCAGTGTCAGCAGTGTGAGCAGTTTTCAGCACGCCTTGACCAGTATCAGCGACATCAGCCGCAAAATTCAGCGTCAGAGAACCGTCGTTCACCGAGCCTTTTCGCTTGACTACTCGACGTTCACCGAGCGGCATGTGAGTGATCAGGTTGTAAACACTGCCGAATGCCGGGATTTCGGTGATCTCGCCGACAGGCGACCAAGACAAAGCGCCATAACCGGCAGCGTCATAAGTGGCCGGCAGCGATGCGCTTGCGCTCAAAGTAGTACCGGCAGAGGTTTGAATAGCCATGTTGTAAACTCCTATAGTTTATTGCGCAGCAGCTCTGATGTTACTTTCGAGCAGCTTGTTAAATTGTTGGACGTTCTTTCTCACCCACCCGGCTGGCGCTTGATCAGACCAACCTTCAAACTCAAGTCGGTATATGTAATGTAGATTATTGGTAATATAGAAAATATCACCCACTGCAACCGAAACAGATTCATTGACCTCGGCAATCTTTTCGCCTGACATCGACCCTTGCCTGGTGCTATCGACCGATTCCGTCGTTCTGTATTCCGGAGAGCCGACACTGACGAACCAATTATTCTTCGCTCGGCCAGTATCGACCGGCGTGCCTTTTATGATCCCGGTGCTGACTTGGAAAAGTGTCGCGCGTACAGCCTGGCTCATGATTGACCCAATGTGCTGCTCTACTTTTTGCCAATCCGACTCAAAGCTCATGCAAAAGCCCGCCAGTAAATACTTATCGGTATAGCAAACTGATTATCAATAATCAGCGGCGAATTGATGACGGTTTTCGTAATCTTTGTCATTACATTGTTATAGGTATACTCGGCACCCCGCGGGAAGTGCAGTGCAACCAGCCTTGCCTGTTCCTGCGCATCGAATCGCCTTGTGCCTCTATCTGCAATCACAGTGACCTGGTAAATGCCTTCATAATCGTCAGTGCTTGCGTGCGATATACCTACTGCGTCCTTGATATTAGGCAGGAAGTTTTCGCGCAAATAGATCGTGCCAGCAGTCGGAGAATAGATCGTGTTCTCCCAAGCAATCGGTGGTGATCCAGCGACCTGGATCAGCGCCAGCCTGGAAGATAGAGCGGTATTGATGTCTTTCTCTGCTGCGCTCATTCTCGAATCTGGCAAATATATATAACATTCGTTCCGGCTGGATTTATCGGCGAGACAGTCATCACCCGATAAGTCTTGCTATTAGCCTGCACCTTCCAGCCTGCCTGTGGCTCGCTGCTGACATTATTGGCGATCAGCTTTAGATCGCTTGTCAGTACACTCTGCCCGTCAATCTCTGCTGCCCGGAAATTTAACGTCACGCCATACCCAGCAACATTAGTCGTCGATCCTGCTGCACTAACAACACCAGTTGCCGGATTGATTACTTGTCCTGACGTATAGCTAAACGTAATCGCCTGGCCATTATCTTGCAGCATACTGGCCGCGATTGATTGCAGGTGCAGGTAATTGATCGCCATGGATCTATGCCCGAATCACCGTAAAACTATTCCCCATCGTGCTGCTGGTCACCAGCTTGCGCATGATGTTCCCAATGCTGCGGATTACAACAGACGGAGCCGCATTATCCATGTACTCAACCTCCAGCACATCGACTTTTTCGCGCTTTACTGCTCGGCTCAGATTCGACAGCGGATCATTGCCACGCATGATCGATATAGCGATCGTAATCTGCGCGTCTTTGACCAGTTGCGGGATTTCGTCAGACTCTTCTAGATAACCGTCGATCCACAGATCAGATCGCGGGAATTGCAGCGGCTGAGTCTCTATGTACTTGATGCCTTTGAACGGCTGCTGCTCGAAATAATCCATGGCCTGGATTAATAGCTCCGACTCATCACCATAGGTCGAAACGATCGTGATATTCCTGTCGGCGCAGAATTGCGTAAACTCGGCAACAGTCACATAGCTGTTGGCTCCAGACACAACCGTGCCATCCTCAACAATTATCGTTGCCATGATCCACTCCGAA